GATTCCGGCGAGGAGGGGGTATTGTCGGTTCTCGCCGTCAGGCAAGCACCCATAGCTTAATGGATAGAGCATCTGACTACGGATCAGAAGGTTGGGGGTTCGACTCCCTCTGGGTGCGCAACGTGAGGACCCCGGCCATCAGGGCTGGGGTCTTTCCCTGTCATGATCCAGTAGTCGCTGTAGCCAGTGCGCGCTGCGATCTTCTCGGCGACCTCGACGAGGTTGCGCGGGGTACGACCCGACATCTCCCACTCACGCCATGACGCGGCGGGGAGGTTGCAGGCGAGGCTGGCTTCCTTCTGATTCCAGCCCTGAGCCCACCGGATGAGAGCGAGACGAGCGCCGAACTCATCGGTCGTGGGGTGCTGGGCTGCCTGTGGTTGCGTGCTCATGTCGTGAATTATGCGGTATGTCGTGTATAACCCGCAACCCTCGGTTAGAGGGGAATCTTCAAGCTGTACTGGAAGTCGTGATTGACACGACTTCTCACTCTGTGCTTAGGTTCGTGCATGACAGAACAACTCGTGTTATTGACGACTAGCGAAGTTGCTAAGGCTCTCAACGTCGATTCGAGCACGGTGCGCCGCTGGGTCGCTCAGGGCAAGCTCACTCCAGCCCTAGTTACTCCTGGCGGCCAGTACCGCTTCCGCAAAGCGGATCTACAGATCCCAGCCTCATCTCCTGAACAGGCTCGCGAGCACAAGGGGATGCGATGAAGAGTCATCGTCGTGGGGTTGCCACGAGAAGGGTTACGGGGACCCGAAGCGCGACGCTCAAGGCCTCCAAGTCATCTAATGACCACGCCCGCTGCCCACGCCACTTCCGGCTGACTGCGCTCTGCGCCTGCCCGATCGCCTCTCCAAGGCTGGTCTGGTTAAAACCCCTTCTCGCAGCCTCGGCGCGCACGTTGGCGGCAACGATCTGCACCAACTCGCTCTGTGTGGGATTGCGGAATGTACCCATGCCCGAATCATGCCACGGTGGCATGGATAAGCCCTGCGCGGGCGGTGATCGCGGTGAGTGATCGGTCTCGGTGGGTGTTGTTGTCTGAGGGTGACGTGCAGACGCTGGTTCGTGCCCTGATGCTGTTGGGGTCGGAGATGCAGCGGCGGGCTGATGAGCAGCCTGGGACGCCGTTGGAGGTCCGGTGCCGGCATCAGAAGCGGTGGGCTACGCGGCTTGCGGGCCGGATCGCGTCGCTGTCGTCTCCGGTGGTCATGGCCACTGACCCGAGGAAGAGGGCAGTGTCATGAGTGCCTTCACCTACACGGAGACCATCCGCACCGTGGTCGTTCTCGACCGGTGCTCCCGCCAGTCATGGGAGTTCTACGCCAAGCTCAGCGACACAACCCGGAAGAGCCAAGTCCGCCGCTACCTTGGCCTGGTCGCCATCATGGCCGACGATCTCTGTGCGACTCTGCCGGACTCGACTGGTGACAAGCCCGCCAAACTCCGCAGACCCGAGTCCCTGTCGCAGGCCGTGACCGACTGCTGCTTAAACCTCGCCCTCGTGACCACCTTCCAGCGCAAGCTCTGCGAGGTGCGCGACGAGGCCGACCTAACTGCCCTCGTCGCCCGCGCCAGGACCATCGCCGCCGCGCTGGCTGCTTCCGCCAGGGCCGCCCTGGACATGATCAACAATGACGCCAGCGAGGGGGCAGTGTCATGAGCGGGGCTGCCCAAGGCCAGGCTCGGGTGGACGCCGAGCTGCTGCGGCAGTTGTTCGCGGTCCGTGACGCCGCTTCGGCGTATGCGTATGGGATGGGCCAGGTCGCGGCAGAAAGGGCCGTGCTCGGCCCCGAGTCTCCCGATTATCGGCGCCTGGTCCGGTTGCTGCACGAGGTCAACTACGGCCGGCTGTTGAAGGCGTTGGAGGCCTTCGAGGAATGGTCTGACCAGAACCCTGATGGGGGCGTGTCATGAGCGGCCGGGTGAATTGGCCGCGCGTGGTCGCGCTGGGGTTGTGGCTGCTGGCCCTTGCCGCGTGCGTGCTGGTGCTGGCGTCGTCCCGGCCGAACCCGAACGAGATGGGCTGGCTGGTCACGTGCGCTGCGGCTTCGGCCGGGCTACTCGGCCTGACGGATAGGGGCCGGCCATGACCAGCGACCCCACGCGCAGTGAACTCGCTTCGATCGGCCGGGCCCTGGTCGCGGCGCGGCAGTGGGCCGCCCTGGCTGAGCGCCTCCTCCGGCAGCATCCGCCACCGCCCGGAACGGTGGAGGTGGAGCGGCGGCGGGCCGTGATGGAACAGATCGCGGTCAGCGCCGCTGAGCGTCTCGCGTCCGCCGACCCGCTGCCGGATTCCGCTGTGGGGGACGCGATCGTGCTGGAAGGCCTGGACGAGGCCATCCGGAACCGGCCGGCGTCGTCTGGTCAGGAGGCGCTGCCGCTATGAGCACGCCTACCGCTCAGTGGCCGGCGCCGGCCCTGCTCGTGTCACTCGGTCACTGCGAGGTGCCCGAGCTGCAGGGCAGGGCCGGGCACGGCCCGCTCGCCGTGCTGACCGCTCTGGCGAAGTGCCTGCCGCACGACTCGGCGGCCGGCCAGGTGACCGCCGCTCAGGTCGCTCGCGTGGCCGGCTACAGCGAGCGGTGGACCCGCCGCTGCCTGCAGCTGCTCGAGCGCCTGGGCCTGGTCACGTGGTCACGCGGCTGGCGCGGCCACGCGGGCCGGATGCGGATCGTGAAGGCCGCCGTGGCCGCCATGATCCGCCGCTACCGCGCGGCTCGCTCGCGAAACACCGCCGGCCGGCGGGGGCGCCACGAATTACCGGAAGTGAGTTCCGCCCACTCCTTACAGGAGGTAACGGCCGCCCATGGTGGGCAGGCCGTTGACCGGCCTGCCCACGAATCAACCCTCTCGAAAAGGAACCTCATGGCCAAGATCATCAAGTTCCCACGCCACTACACCCCGCCGCCCGATCGCCGGGTCGAGACCTCGCCGCCGCCTCGCTCGTCCGGAGAGCTGTGCGAGGTCTGCTGGCGGCCAGAAGAGGTCTGCCGAAGGCAGAACTCGAAGGTGCCCGCCGAGCTGCGGCACCCGTTCACTCCGCGCGGCCAACAGAAGCTCGTCTGATGGGCGGCCGTGACGACTGGACGTCGATGAGCGGCCGTCAACGCAAAGAGTTCACCCTGCGGCTGCTCGCCGTCTACGGGCCGGTCTGCTGCATCTGCGGTCTACCGATCGAACGCCGCCACGGCGAGTGGGTAGACCTGAGCTGCCAGCACATCCAGCCCAGAAGCCGTGGAGGGCTGACATCACTGGCGAACTGCCGGCCCGCGCACGGCCGCTGCAACTCGAGTCTCGGCGCTCGTCCTCAGACGAGCCCTGACCTGCCACGCCACCACGATCCTCTGTTCGCCACGCCAGGACACCCCGCCAGGATGCCCGATCGTGTGGTTTTTCCGACAGGCAGGGCCCGCACCACCCCGCGCCCCCTGGATTTTTCTCCCCGATTTCGCCCCAAAAACACAGATAAACCCAGATAACCCCAGAAATGCTCACACCAGCCCCGATCCTGCCCGGAATGCGACTCAGGCAGCCTGAGCCGCTGGTCGCTGACGCCGTCAGGGCTCAGATTGCGGCGCTCGAAGCGGCCGGAGTGATGCCTGCCGCCTACCAGGCCCGTGCCGCTGACGCCATCCGCGCGGCCCGCCGGGTGGACGCCCTCAGCTGGGCCGTCAAACCCTACGTGCAAGCCGAGGCGGTCACCGCGTGCCGCGCGATGCTGGAAAAACTCCCCGACCCACCCTCCGACTACCGGGCCGTCTGGACCCACCAGCTCCCCGCTCAGGACCCGGACGCCGGCGACGCCGAGATATCCGCGCGGCTGACCGTCGACTACCTGGCCGGCGCCGGCGCTCTCGGTGACGTGCACGCCGGCCCGGCGGCCCTCGTGGTCGCTACCGGCCGGCTCATCGACCGGATCAGCCCGGACGCCGTGTCCAGCGGGATCACCAAGCTCGACCGTGCTCACTCGGACTGCCAGGACCTGCTGCCCGCCGTCATCGCCTCGACGGTCACCCTCGACCTACTGACCCGCTGGGTCACGGGGGAGCACCTGACCGGCGACGAACGCCAGCTCATCGACGACGCGTTCCCGCCCGCCTCGGCCGAGTGGGCCAGCGACCCGGAGCCCACATACGCGCCGGCCCGCGACGAGGAATGGCTCAGCGAGCTGCCCGAGATCGAGCGTGTGGCCCGCGCCATGGGCCTGGCCCTCATGCCCTGGCAGCGGCGGGTCCTCGCTGTCGCAACCGAATACCGGCCCGGCCCGATGGGCCAGCGCTGCTACCACTACAAGCGGGTCCTCCTCACCGTGCCCCGCCAGTCGGGCAAGACCACGCTGCTCGGCCCGCTCCGCCTGCACCGGCTCCTCACCCGGCGCGGCGATCACATGTTCTCCACCGCGCAGACCGGCTCCGACGCCCGCCGCCGCATGAAAGACCTCATCGGTGCCGTCGTCACCAGCCCACTCGCCCCGTTCTTCCGGCCCCGCTACAGCCAGGGCTCCGAAGGCCTCGCCGTCCCCGGCACCGGCTCGGACCTCACCTGCTTCGCTCCGATCGACGGCGCCCTACACGGCGAGACCCCCAGCCACGTCGACCTCGACGAAATCTGGAAGTACAGCCAGGACAAGGGCGACAGCCTGCTGGACGGCGCGATCGGGCCCGCGCAGGCCACGATCTACGACACCGCCCAAACCTGGATGCTCTCGACCATGGGCACCCGCGCCAGCGGGTTCATGAATAACCTGGTCGACGCCGGCCGGGCCGGCGCCGAACCCACCCTCGCGTTCTTCGAGTGGTCTCTGCGGGTCGGCGCGGACCCGTACTCGAGGGCCGCCTGGCGGGAGTTCCACCCTGCCCTGGGTAACACCATCACCGAGGAAGCCCTCGCATCCCGGACCAACATCGCCGGCCCCGAATGGCTCCGCGCCTACTGCAACAGGCTCACCGACGCCGAAGACCCCATCATCATGCTCGAGGACTGGGACGCCCTCGCCGGACAGCCCCACACCGTGCCCGCCCTCGCCGACACCGCCATCGCCCTCGAGGTCGCGCCCAGCTCGGCCGGCGCCGCCGTGGTCGCGGCCTGGCTCGACGACGACGGCGCCACCGTCGTCAGGGTCCTGCACCAGGCCGGCGGCACCGCGTGGGTCCGCCCCTACCTCGCCGCCCTCCACGACCACCAGGGCGTCACCGTGCTCCACGCCGACGGCGCCGGCCCCGTCGCCCGCTTCCTGCCCGACCTGGCCGCCGCAGGCTGGACCGTCCAGACCCTCGCCATGCGTGACAGGGGCTCCGCTGACGGCGCCTTCCTCGCCGCCGCCCGCGACGAGGAAACCCGCCTCCGGCACGACGGCTCACCAGCCCTCAGAGCCGCCGTCTCCGCCGCACAGCTCCGCACCACCAACGGCGTCGAAATCCTCAGCCGCGACCACTCACTCGGCCCGATCCCCGCCCTCATAGCCGCGTCCATCGCCGCCTGGGCCGCCAACCACCACGTCGACTACGCCCCACCCATCGCCTAGGGAGGACCCGCCGTGAAGTACCGCATCGACTCGTCCCTCACCGACCACCTGCCCCTGTGCGGCTGCGGCTGGCGCGGCCACCCCGCCCCCAGCCGCCTCGACGCCCTGGCCCAGCTCAGCCGCCACCAGCACACCGCCCACCCCGGCGCCAGCGAAGCCCTCCGCGCGAACATCAACCGGACGACACGCCGCCAGGCCCGAATCTGACTCGGGTCCGCCCCCACCATCGAGTGCCATGAGATCCTCCCTCGCCCGCGCGGCCGCCGCGCTCGGCCTGATCCGGGCCGCCGGCGACGCGCCTGTCCCCGACACGGTGACAGCCCGGCGCCAGCAGCAGGCCACCGACGGGCCTCTCAGCCTCGACGCGGTGTACCGGGCAGTGCAGGTCCTGCAGGTCGGCGCAGGCCAGCTCACCATCGACGTGTGGCGCGGCGACCGGCGCATCGACACGCCTTCCTGGATCAGCCAGCCCGACCCGTGGGAGCCCATGGCCGTCGCCCACATCACCCAGACCGTCGAATCACTCGCCATGCGCGGGAACGCGTTCTGGCGCGTCCGCCGGGGCACCGACGGCCAGCCCGTCGGCCTCGAGGTCCTCGACCCGCTGTCCGTGTCCATCAGGGTGCCCGACCACGGCCCCTACCTGTACATCCACGACGGCGCCGAATGGGGCCCCCGCGACATCCTGCACCTGGCGATCCGCCGGCAGGCCGGCCGCCGCTACCCTTACGGGCGCGGCCCGATCCAGCAGTGCCGCGAATCCATCACCGGCGCCATCGCCGCCCGCCGTGTCGCCGACACGTGGACCACCGAAGGCACCGTCCCGAACGGCACCCTGTCCACCCCGCAGCAGCTCACCAACGCCGAGGTCGCCACCATCAAGCAGTCCTTCCTCGGATCGGTCCGCACCGGTGAACCCATCGTGCTGTCCAACGGCGCCACCTACGAACACATCTCACTCACCCCATCCGAGATGCAGTGGCTCGAAACCCAGAACTTCAACATCCTCGCCGTCGCCCGCCTGTTCGGAATCCCATCCCGGCTCATGCTCATCGGCGTCGAGGGCCTGTCCAACACCTACGCCAACCAGCAGCAGGAAGACCTCGCGTTCGTCCGCTGGACCCTCATCGAGTACCTCCACGAGATCGAGGCCGCCTACACGTGGCTTCTCCCACGCGGCCAGTCCGCCCGGTTCAACGTCGACGCGATCCTCCGCGCCGACACCAAAACCCGCTACGAGGCACACCAGATCGGCATCAACGCCGGATTCCTCACCATCGACGAGGTCCGCGCCACCGAAGGCCTCAACCCACTCCCCACGACCAGCCAGGAGCCAGCCAATGCCTGACCTCATCACCCGCAGCGTCCTCATCGACCGCGCCGACCAGGACAAGCGCCTCATCCACGGCCGCGCCGTCCCCTACAACGACCCCATCACCCTGTGGCCCGGCCTCCGCGAACAGTTCGCCCCCGGATCGGTCACCGTCGACGACCAGACCCCGAAACTGTTCTGGCAGCACGAGACGGCGATCGGCGTGATCACCAACATCGAGGACCGCGACGACGGCGCCTACATCACCGCCCGCATCAGCCAGACCCCGCAAGGCGACGAGGCCCTCACCCTCGTCCGTGACGGCGTCCTCGACCGGCTCAGCGTCGGCTTCCTGCCCCGCACCACCACCCGCGACGAGGACGAGGAAGGCACCCTCACCCTCACTCGCACGAAAGTGCTGCTCCGCGAGGTCAGCATCGTCAACTTCCCCGCCTACCCGGAAGCCAAGATCACCAGCACCCGACACCACCACCAGGAGGACCACACCATGGAACCCGACACCACCGCCACCGCCGTCGAGGCGCTCGCCGCCGAGACCCGCGCCAGCCTCGACGAGATGAACCGGCAGATCGCATCCCTCGCCGCCACCAGCCGCGTCCACGTCACCGCCGAACACGACAGCCGCTCCGCCGGCCAGGTCCTCCGCGACATCACCGCAGGCGACCAGGCCACCATCGACCGCGTCAACGCCTACCAGGCCCGGGACTACTCCGGCGTCGACCCCTCACAAATCCCCGACGACCTGCCCGCCGGCATCGTGAACCTCGTCAAGATCGTCAACGACGCCTCCACCACCGCAGCCCTGTTCGGCGAGCGCGGACTCCCGCCCACCGGCATGAACGTCGACTTCCTCCGCCTCAAGTCCGTCAACGCCAAGTACGACAACCAGGCGAAGGCCGGCGACGACCTCACCGGCCCCACCAAGGTCGAGTTCGAGACCACCGCCGAACCCATCGAGGTCGCCGGCGGCTGGTCCGAGCTCGACATCCCCCGCATCCAGCGGATGCCCGTGAACGTCACCGACACCATGCTGCAGGCCATGGCCATCGCCGCCGGCAAACACCTCGCCGCGAAGTTCGCCGCCAAACTCAACGCCCTCTACACGTCCATCTCCGCGTCCCGCAAGCTCGTGGTCGCTGACTGGACCGACTGGAAGCTGTGGGCCCCCGCGATCCGCCGCGCCGGCACCGCGTTCCGCAGGGCCGGCGCCCCCGTCACCGGGCTCCTCCTCGACGGCGCCAGCTTTGACGCGCTCGCCGCCACCGCGAACAGCAACGGCGAACCCATGCTCCTCGCCCAGGGCACGGCGGTGAACCAGTCCGGCGTGCTGTCCCTCACCAACGGCGACGGCAGCCTGCTCACCATGCCCGTCCACGTCTTCGACGACGCCGCCGGCGACTTCGCCTGCTTCTACAACGCCGACGCCATCCGCACCTACAAGGACCCCGTCGTCCAGCTGCAGTCCGAGAAGATCATCAACCTCACCAAGCAGTTCAGCATCTACCAGCTCTCCGCCGTCTGCGACGAAGTGCCCGGCCTGCTGCTGCCCGTCACGAAGGCCTGAGCATGACCAGCCTCGCCCAGTACGTCGGCGCCCCCGAAGGCGACGACTACCCCGCCCAGTGCGAACAAGCCGCCCGCACCCTCCTCTCGGGCCTCATCGGCGACCAACAGGTCCCCGACGACGTCTACCAGCAGGCCCTCCTCGAGGTCGGCGCGAACCTCTACCAGCGCCGCGAAGCAGTGACCGGCACCACCGCCTGGGACAGCGAGGCAGTCAGCTCCACACCGTGGAGGCCAGCGCGCGACCCACTCACACCGGCCAGGGGCATCCTCGCCCCCTACCTCGGCCACGTCGGCATCGCATAGCAGGGGGTGCACGCGATGCTGAAAACCGAGATGCAGGCCATGGCCGCCGCGCTGGCCTCCGCCCTCACCACCGCAAACCTGCCCGCCCGCGTCTACACCGACCCGGCCAAAGCAGCCCGAGCCCTCGCCTCCGGCCGTGATGCCCTCATCGTCACCATCCCCGACGCCGAACTCGAAACCTGGACCGTCACCAGCTGGACCCACGAGATCTGGGCCATCGCCGCCGCCACCGACCCGGCCACCGCGATAGACCGGCTCGACGCCATCCTCACAGCCGTCATCGACGGCGACACCACCTGCCCCGACCAGGCCCGCCCGGACACCTTCACCATGCCCGGCGGCGTCGCCCTCCCCGGCCTCGTCCTCACCATCACCACCTAAGAAAGGCATCCCAATGGCAGCCACACTCCACAAGCTCGGCCCCGGCCAGCTCGTCTTCGGTGAGACCGGCAGCCCCACCGAATGGGGAGCACAGGTATCCGAATGCACCCTGACCCCCGACACCGACACCGGCGACACCATCACCGTGCTGTCCGGCGAAGAGATCACCGAAGAGACCACCACCACCTGGACGCTCGAAGGCAAGCTCTACCAGTCCTACGACGCCGATAGCCTCATCAAGTGGTGCTTCGACCACGCGAACACCGACATGAAGTTCACCTTCCGGCCCCGCAGCGACAAGCCCCTGCAGGCCTCCGGCACCGTGAAAATCCAGCCCATCGCCATGGGCGGCAAGGTCAAGGACTCCAACGAGTCCGACTTCGAGTTCACCGCCACCGCCGTGCAGATCACCACCGCCGGCGGCTGACGTGGCCGACCAGATCAAGGTGGAGGGCGCGGCCCGACTCCGCCGCACCCTCCGCCAGGCCGGCGCCGACCTGCAAGACCTCAAGGACGCCCACCAGCGGGCCGCTCAGATCGCCGCCGACGCCGCCCGCCGCCTCGCCCCCATCGGCCCGACCGGACGCACCGCCGGCCAAGTCCGGCCCGGCGCCACCAAGACCGCCGCGATCATCCGGTCCGGCAAGAAAGCCCTCCCATACGTCGGACGAGTCCACTGGGGCGACCCGCCCCAAGGCATCACAGACCGGCTCGGCCGCCACCACAAGCCCATCCGGGCCCACACCTACCTGCCCGACGGCGCCCGCCAGTCCGAACCACGCTGGCAAGCCGTCTACATGCAAGCACTCGACAAGGCAATCCAACAGATCGAAGGAATCTAGCCATGGCCATCCCGAAGCAGTACACCATCACCGAACTCACCGACGGAACCCTCATCGGCCCCACCCGCATCACCCTCGCCGACAAGCTCGCCTGGGAGAAAACCGCCCGCCACCAGGGCTGGAACGTCGAGAACAACGCCGTCACCATGAACGCCTTCCTCGCCTGGGCCGCCGCGAAACGCACCGGCGCCTTCACCGGCAGCTTCGACGAATACATGGACCAGGCCGTCGACGTCGCCATCACCGACGGAGACGACATGGACCCTACCCAGCCGGCAGCGTGAGCAGGCTCGTCCTGGCCATCGCCGCCGCCACCGGCATCGACCCGGCAGCCCTCGAAGCCAGAGACGAGCAAGACCTCATCACCCTCGCCGACATCCTCAACAACTAACCGCCGCCGGGACAGGAGGCCACCGTGGCCAACAAGACCGCCGTACTGGCCGTCAAAATCATCAGCGACGCCAAAGGCGCCGTGAACGGCCTCGAACACACCGACAGCCTCCTGTCCCGTGTCGGCGCCACCGCCGGCCGGATCGCCAAAGCCGGCCTCGCCGCCGCCGGCACCGCAGCAGTCGGCCTCGGCGTCGCCGGCGTCAAAGCCGCCGCAGACCTCGAACAGTCCATCGGCGCCGTAGACGCCGTGTTCGGCCCCTCAGCCAAGCAAATCCACGGCTGGGCCGACTCCGCCGCCGTCGACGTCGGCCTCACCAAGAACGAATTCAACGAACTCGCCACCGTCATCGGCACCCAGCTGAAGAACGGCGGCACGAGCATGGACGAGCTCGCGCCGAAAACCCGGCAGCTCATCACCCTCGGCGCCGACCTGTCATCCATGTTCGGCGGCACCACCGCCGAAGCCGTAGGCGCCCTGTCCAGCGCCCTCAAGGGCGAACGAGACCCCATCGAACGCTACGGCGTGTCCCTCACCCAGGCCGCGATCGACGCCAAAGCCGCCGAACTCGGCTTCCAGAAGGTCGGCGGAAGCCTGTCAACCGAAGCGAACCAGGCCGCGACCCTGGCGCTCATCATGGAACAGACCGCCGACGCCCACGGCAACTTCGCCAAGGAGTCCGACACCGTCACCCACAAGGTCGAAGTCCTCAAAGCCACATGGGGCAACGTCGTCGCGACCATCGGTAACGCCCTCCTACCCGTCGTCAGCACCCTCCTCACCGTCTTCGCCTCCTCGCTCATGCCCGTCATCGTCGACGCCGCCGGCAGGGTCAAGGATTTCGCCGGCGCGGTCAACTTCACCGGCATCATCCAAGCCGCCATCGACATCCTCACCCCGTTCGCCAACTCCTTCCTGAACCTCGGCGGCAGCGCACAACCCCTCCTGCCCCTACTCGGCCAGCTCCTCACCGGCGGCGTCATGCCCCTCGTCAAGGGCTTCGCCGAAGGCCTCGCCCCGATCATCAAAGCAGTCGCAGACACCGTCCTACCGCCCCTCATCGCAGCATTCGGCAAGATCATCCCCGCCATCACCCCGGTCCTCGCAAGCCTCGGCGACCTCGCCCGGGCCATCGGCGAGAAACTCGCCCCGATCATCACCCGGTTCAAGCCCCTCGTCGAGGCCGTGTTCAACGCGGTCGCCAACATCATCCGTAACGCCATGCAGATCGTCAAAGGCGTCCTTGACGTCATCGTCGGCGTCCTCACCGGCGACTGGCGGCGAGCCTGGGAAGGCGTCAAATCCATCGTCTCCGGCGCCGTGAAAACCGTTGGTTCAGTCATCAAGGGCCTCGCCTCGACCATCAAGAACGCGTTCGGCGCCGCCGGCCACATCCTCTGGGACGTCGGCAAACAGATCATCCAGGGCCTCATCAACGGCATCAAATCCGCCGGCAGCGGCGTCGCCGGCGCGATCCGCAACCTCGTGTCCAGCGCAGTCAGCAAGGCCAAGAGCCTGCTCGGCATCCACTCCCCATCCCGGGTGTTCGCCGACATCGGCGTACAGACCGGCGCCGGCCTCGCGAACGGCATGCGCTCCATGACCCGCACCGTCGCTTCCGCCTCCGCCGCCATGATCGACGCCGCCGTCCCCGACAACGCCCCCGTCATCGACTACACCGTCCGCCGCCACACCACCAGCGGCGCCGGCGGCGGAACCACCATCAACATCACCATCAACGGCGCCATCGACCCGGTATCCACCGCCCAGCAAATCCGCCGCATCCTCGAGGACTACGACCGGCTCGGCGGCCGGATCGAGATCGGAGCCGGCGCATGAACTACCCCGTCGACGTCACCGTCACCGTCAACGGCCAGGCCCTCAACACCCACGCCGCCGGCTACCCCAGCCAGCCCACCGTCCTGTCACCACTCACCGTCACCTGGGGCCGCTCCGACACCTTCACCCAGCCCGGCTCCTCGACATGCACCCTCACCGTCTCGGCGCCCCTCGACCAAGCACAAGCCGCCTGGGAACAGCTCGCCCCGGGCCGCCGCCTCACCGTGGACAGCCACATCTACTGGGCCGACCAGCCCGCCCCCCGCCCGGACAACCTCCTGACCCTCCCCACGGCCGCCGCCTACCGAGGCCTCGGCGCGCCCTTCGGCGTCATCGACATGCGCAGCCGCCAGCCACTCACCCCAGCCGGCCTCACATACACCCCCTCCGGCTCCAGCGCC